CTCTAATGGGTCTAGTGTCGTTTTAAATTATGATGTTGAATATGTTTCTGAAAACATAGGTGTTTCTATTGTTCCAGCTACTACTGTTACAGGAAGTTACACTATAGATGGAGCTTTATCCAAACCTAATTCAGAAATAGATTTATCATTAGGAAATTTAGATTTGTTAAGTGGATCCAGAATAAATATATCAATAACTTTTTCTCATGGGTCTTTTTCAGCAGGAGGAGGAGCAATTCCTAATGTAACTGAAACGCCTACTACTATTGTTGATTTCTCATATGTATTACAACAGAATTTTTCTGATCCTCAAGCACTACAGTTTAGTCAAGACTTTGGAGACAAGGTGGGTAGGTCTACAAATATACAACCGATATTAGATGCTTGTGATGGTGTTACTTTTACTGATTTGGTTAATTGTAGTATACCTGTATACAAGGTTGACAACAATGGAAATGTATGGACAAAAACGGGGAGTGGAATTAGTCAAGCCGGCGAGGGTATGAGTATTATAGGTGGTTCGCCAGGTCATATTAGAATAAAATTACCAGCTACGGTTTATAGCGATGGTGTTTCAAATATATATGAGTATTA